GAAGTCTATGCTATGGACCAGGACCTGGAGACGACTGATACACCGGAGTTTGTTGGGGTGACGTTGTCAGGTGTATCAGCGTCATTGCCCGTTTTTACAGATGGATCAAAAGGGCTTATCACTCAAACCACTGCCCAAGCCCAAGCGGCATTAGGCGTATATGCTGGAAGCGGCACATTTAACAGCACAACCGGCGTGGCCATTTCAATCGGTGCGACTCTGACAGGGACCACCTATATGGTAACAATTACACCAACGGCTGATCCGCTTAATGTTGGCAGCATCTACGTGGTTAGCAAAGCAACCGATGGATACACAGTTAAATGCACAGGGTCCGATACGTCATGTACGTTTGATTGGATACTGATCGACAAAAATTAAGGAGGCAAGATATGACTATTACAAACAAATCAATCGGTGGAATTGTTGATGCGCTAAACGGCGTAACCGCAGACGTGTATGCAACCGGAGAGGAAGCAAGGGGACTGTCGGAAGCGGCAAAGGTTATCAGCCCAGCGACCCTGGGCAATGTCCTGGAAACCATGGGTCTCATGTCCGCCTACGGCGTCCGATGGGACACAAGCGCAAGTTCCCCGGCAATGGTAAAGGGGGTTGTCGCGGCGGGCGTGTTTGTCCCGTTTGACTATCAGGAATTTCCGGTCCAACAGGCGATGAAACGCTGCATCCTGAATAGCTCGACAGTCTTTCAGTATTTTTTACATCCCGAGGACGCGAATTATAAGGAAAACGGTGATGCTGCAAATATTGACGGTACGGACGGCCAAGTGATGGTCCAGACCAAACGGTTTGAGTTTATTGACGAGGTTGACGGGGATTATCGTTACCTGTTGATTGGATTCAACCCGTTTTACCTGACCAAATCGGATGAGTCACAGGTTTTTAGCGTGAATCATCCTTGGTTCCTGGGGGGTGGCGATCTATCGGATTACAAATATTTCTCCGCATTTGAGGGTGTCCTGTATGATGACACAGCGGGCAGTTATGTGGACGGAACTGGCAGTAGCTTATATGCGGCAGGGGATAAAATCCATAGCGTTTACGGCTACATCCCCATGACCTACATTAACCGCACGGAATTGCGAACCGCGTGTGCGGTGGATGGGAGCTATTACCAAAATTGCTACTGGGCCGATCATGCCATGATCCTGTTGTATTTAACAGAGTATGCGAATTGGTACAGTCAGTCTGCAACCTATGGCATCCCCGGTTACACAGAGGGCGGCGCATGGGACCTCGCCAAACGATGTAAAACCGGGATTACAGCTACATTAGGGAACGTCTCCGGCTCGGTGACATACGGTGATGCACTATCGGCATTGAGATGTAGCAATGATTTCTCAGGTACTCCGGATATCATCATAGCAAATTCATTCCGTGGAATTGAGAATTTTTACGGGCACCTTTGGAAATGGCTTGACGGGATAAATGTCGAATTCGTAGGTGATCCCCTAACTGACGCAAATGTCTATGTCTGTAATAATCCGGCTAATTTTGCGGACGACACGGATACTAATTATGACGACATGGGAATTGATCTACCGCTGACATCTGGTTATCAGTCCGCACTACACGCGGATACGTTTCTACCGTCTTCCGTGTCCGGGGGCGGCTCGGATACATTCATAACCGACTATTCCTACGCGAGTTCTTCCGCCGGTTGGCGGGCGCTTCTGTCGGGGGGCGGCCTCGATGCTGGCGCGATGGCGGGGGTGGCTTATCGCGCTGCGAGTGCCGCGGCTTCGGATCGCTATGGTGCTGTCGGCGGTCGGTCGGCTGCTTAAAAAATGAACCTGATTCACAAAACGAATAGGGCAACAACACGCAAGGCGCAAGGCGCACGCGGTTGCCCGGTTTTCTCGGGTTTCGGGCGGATTCCGCCGGTTGGCGGGCGCTTCTGTCAGGGGGCAACCTCAATAATGGCGCGAATGCGGGGGTCGCTTATCGCAATGCGAATAACACGGCTTCGAATCGCAATGATAATATCGGCGGTCGGTCAGCTACTTGTGATCAACCGACCGTCCGAAACCTCGCCACTTGGCGAAACACATAACGCCTCCCGTTACAGATCGGTAAGGCAAAACTGAACATCTGGGGAGCAACACAAGCACAGTAGTAGTATTATGAAGCGATACGGGAATTTATATCCGAAAATCTATAACACGGGCAATATCCTTCTTGCCCATGAAAATGCCAGACGCGGCAAACGATTTTACGAAGAAGTAAAGATGATCGACGCAAACCCGGAGAAATACGTGGCCAGGATTCATAATATACTCAAAAACAAGACATTCCGAAATGCTGAATATGTACGGTTTCAGAGGGTTGAGGGAAACAAATTGCGCGATATCGCAAAATTGCCTTATTATCCGGACCGAATCATACACCACTGCATTATGAATGTTTTAGAGCCTATTTGGATGCGGTTGTTTATTCGAGACACATATTCGTCCATGAAAGGACGTGGAATTCATGACGGTGTGCGACGGATGAACAGATTTCTTAATGACGAACAGGGGACCAGCTATTGCCTGAAACTGGATGTCCGAAAGTTTTACCAGTCCATCAATCATGATGTTTTGAAAGCCATTGTCCGCAAGAAAATAAAATGCCCGGACACACTGTGGCTTCTTGATGAAATCATTGACAGTGCTCCGGGAGTTCCGATTGGGAATTACCTCAGCCAGTATTTGGCAAACCTGTATCTCACATATTTCGATCACTGGATGAAGGAAAAAAAGCGCTGTCGGTATTACGCACGCTATTGTGATGATATCGTAGTTTTAAATTCAGACAAATCCGTTCTTCATCCACTCTTTTTTGAGATTCAACGCTACCTCAGTACGAATTTAAAATTGACCGTTAAGGGCGATTGGCAGATATTCCCAACCAGTATCCGCGGCATTGATTTTTTAGGATACCGGTTTTTTGGCAGCCACACTTTAATCCGAAAATCAATTTCAACGGCATTCAAAAGACGATCTGCGAAGATCGTTAAGCAGAACAAGGCCACAGACAGCGACATTTGCGCGATCATGAGTTATTTCGGATGGTTTGTGCACGCTAACGGCCGAAACCTGTGGCGAAAATACGCAACATTGACACAAAAACAGATTGCCGAAGCAGCAACGGCATTAAATATTAAAAACCCTTATTATTCGAAAGGAGCGGCAAATGTACAGTTACAGTATGGATCAGCCTAATATAGAAAAATACGATGATCAGCAGTACCGGGTGCCATTTTGTATTGAGCAGGTAACGGTGGGTGAGGGTGAAGAGGGAACGCAGCAATACCGTGCACGGTCTCTTTTTGTTCTTAAAAACCCGTCATTGGCTGAAAAACAGGCGTTGATTGCCCGGAAACTGAATGAGGACATTGGGGCCTATATTTACGGCTACTACGATGCCGGTACACAGCAGACGTTCCAGGCCATGATCGCAATGGATGACGTGCCGGAAGAAACTAAAACAGCCATTAAGGCCATTTTCCCTTGGATACAAAGTTGTTTGGGTTACTACTACACCAAAAAAGCCGAAATCCTGGCATCCAGCACACCGGAGTTGATTATGTGGAATTTCAGCCAGTTTGATACAACAAAACCAGATGTGTCTTTAAGCAGCATCGTCAGCGGGTCTTAAATTATGGGCGCCGTTGTCGATATAGAGTCACGTTCTAAACGTAAATGTTTTTCAGATTTTTCAAAAGAAACCCCGGCATTGGAAGGTAAAAAATGCAAGATTGAAGACATCCTCGGAGAAGAAATCGAAATTACCGGCTATCGCATTTTAACGAGCAAATATCCAAAGGGCGATGCGACCGAATGTTTGACACTTCAATTCCGCTTAAAAGGTGAAACCATGATTGTTTTCACGGGGAGCAAGGTTTTGGCAAGGCAAATCGGACAGTACGCGGATGAAATACCGTTTTTTGCCCAAATAAAACGGGTTGCCCGGTACTATACGTTTTCGTGAGAATTATGATGAAACACAGAAAACTTTCAACTGTTTTGGTTTTTATTTCCCTGGATTACGCAACGTGGATTCAAAGCAATGAGCGTATCGACGGGTTTACCTGTGCTTTTGCCTTTACGTGGAGGTTCGAAAGTGATTGAGCGATTCAAAAAAGCATGGATCGAAGAATGCCGTATTATGCCGTCTGACTTGATTACGATGGCAATGGGAGCTTTCTGGTTCGTGCTGGGGTTATGTGTGGGGTTGATGATTTGACTTTTTCTTTGGGGTTCTAAATGGCAAAAAAAGACAAGCCTGAAAGCAAAAAAACACTATGGCGGCGCCTCTTTCCAGGATTTCAAACGCCGGAAGAGGAAAAAACACCTATTGACAACATGCCGGTCACAACCGGCGAAGGTGCAGATTGGTTGCTGCCCACTCAGGCCAGCGAGGCCGGAGAAACGGCAGGGTCCACTATGGGCGACGACGACACTATCGCCCTGGGTGTTTTCCCCAAAAACAGGCTTGCCAAATATGCCATTCTGGATACGATGGCGGTCGATCCGACCATTGATAGTGCTATTAAAATGCATATCTCCCATGCCCTTTCCGCCGACCCGAACACGGGCGAAATCGTGACTATCGAAAGCACAGCGGACGAAGACGACCCCATAACGGTTGATCTCCGCAATACGTTCAAAGAGGTCATTAACCAAAGCTGTCATTCCTGGGCGTACAATGCCGCAAAATACGGGTGTTGGTTTGCCCGGGTTTATGGGGGGCAAAAAACTGGGGTAAAACTCGTACGCTCTGATTTCTATACCCATCCGCGATTCAACATGATCTACGAGCGGGCCGGGCAGTTGGTAGGGTTCTCCTCTGCATATCAGGGACCCTATGGCGGGGGTCTCCGGTTGATGGAACCCTGGAAGTATATCGTATTCCGCATACCTCATTGGTCAACAAATACCGATTTAGAGCCCACGCGGTACGAGGAGATACCGTTTGATATTGCATCGGATGATTACGGCGCTGAGGGGCTTGTCGAATCACAGAACTATGGCCAAAGCCTGATCGAGACGGCGTTCCATCCTTGGCTGGATTTGATGGATGCAATCCAGTCATTGAAGATGTCACGGAAAAATGCGGCACGCCTTGAGCGGTTAGTCGGGGTGAATACAGGGAAACTGACGCCTCAAAAAGCAGCCCTGTATCTGAATACAGTAGCGCAACAGCTACAGAAAACAGAGGAACGAAAAGCGATCGATTCGTTTCGCCGTGGTTATATCCAGACCGCTATCAACAGACTTATCCCAATTTGGGGGGACGGCAAGGGGCGACTTGAAATTTCAACGGTGGAAGGCAATCCGAACATTGAGGCGCTTACTGACGTGGAGTTTCACATAAAACGTATGGGGTCCGCATTAGGGATCGATCCGGCCCTTCTGGGATTCGGCGAAATGCTTTCCGGGGGGCTTGGAGATGGGGGGTTTTTCCGAATCAGCATTCTTGCTGCTATAAAAGCCAGCATGCTACGGAGATCACTTTTGACGGGTCTGGAGCGTCTTTTCGACATTCATGTCGCTTACAAATTCAACAAGGCCTTTCTCCCAGGTCAAAAGCCCTGGCGAGTCGTTTTCAACTCTGTATCCACTGCCATGGAAAGAGAAGATGCCGAGAACCGGGAGGCCCGGGTAAACTTCGCTATGCTGGTAGCTCAATTGATCCAGACTTTGGATCCGGAAATGAAAGGGTATGACCCGGCAGCAATGAATAATTGGGTGTATACGGATCTTCTCCAAATGGATGAAGAAAAATTCAAACTGGTATTCAGCAAGCTGAAACCACAGGATGAGGTGAATGACAATGGGACAAGTGATCAAATGTAATTTCAATCTGTTTCGAGAGGGCCGAAAATACACAGGGCATCATCGCAACTATGTTTTAGAATCGGCCCGAAACGTTTGTTTCGCCCCTGAAACGCGGGAACGAATCCGACTGCGTGAGGCCTTTGGGTATTTTGGCCACGGCCGTCGGCAACTCGCGGGCAAATTGAACTTATCTGAAATGGAGACAGTGAAACTCCCCGGAGGACAAACCGTTATTCTGGAAAATGTTCCGAGCAATGTGACCACATTTTTTGAGATTGATGAAGAAGGGGATGTGGAACATCACCAGGAAATCATCGAGAACAATGAATCCGGCAAAATCGTCGCTGGTCTTAATAAATCAAAAATCGGCGGGTTTTCGTGGGCAATGGGGGGCAATGACGGTGGTGCCCATGGAAAAACCCAGACGAGTGCGTTCTATGGATTTGATTATGTCTTGAATCCTGGATTCGCCGAAAATAGGGGATTTCTCTTGGAGAATGCTGATGGAAACACCCGTGATGTAATTTTGGAGAACATCTGCCAGACCGGGGTAAACGAGGACACTGCAGAACGGTACTTGGATAGTTGGCTTGCATCGACACAGCTACACAATATCGAGTTGCAAGAGAAATTGGAGGCCTCGGCAATCTATGAAGACCATCTTCGGGAACATGCTGAAAATACGAAAGAAGAGTTTGACCGAGTGAAAAGCAAGTTGGCCGCTATCCAGGACATAGAAGAAAAGCGTCGCAAAATTATCCTTGAGTCCTCCAGGAAAACCCATATCGCGATCCCTGAAAATGTGCTGGATGCCATCATTGAAATGGCTAATGAAGACGATTTCGAGGTGCTTACCCAATTCTTTGAGTCAGCAAACCAAATTGATATCGCAAGTCTTCCGTTGGAGGGCAATAGCATCGGTGATGTGATTCTGCCTCTTCATCAAACGAAAGAAGCCCCAGAGTATGGAAGTGCTGCTGCGGGGCGCGGGATTTTAATTGATTAATATAGGCAGGTAGGGATTATCGATGGAGATACTCCCTTTTAATACATGAGGGGTGTCATCATGGAGGTTGTATCACAAGTGCTGACAACCGGCAGTATCTTAGGTTTGATCGCTATTATGTTCCGCTGGGTTTGGATGAGGATCGCAAAAATGGAAAAATGTCACAGGGCAACAATGTTCACGGATGCCCAGCAGCCAAGATATGTTACTACTGAGATCTGTGGGCAAAAATTCGACGAGCTGAAAAAGCTGCTGCTCACAATGGACAAAAAACGTGAAAAGGCGAAAGATGTTTTTGCCAATGGGCAGGTGGCCATAGAGAGTCGCTTAACAGCGATCGAAACTCGATTGAAAGGTATGTGAAATGAAAATACCAATAACTGGAGAAATAACCAGGTTAAGACTATGAAACCAAGTATTGAAATTATCCGCCTCGAAGAGCGCTACAGGTACGGCACGTTTGGGGTGTTACGATTGAACAAGGAATTATTCTGTGTAACGCTTGAGCCCCCAGACAGATTGAATAGTAAAGGGATCTCCTCGATCCCAGCACAACAGTATTATTGCTACCCATATATGTCTGGCAAATTCGGCCCTACATGGCGCATCGCAGATATACCAGGTCGAGAGGGGATACTCTTTCATCCTGGGAACACAATACACAACACCTCTGGATGCATATTGTTGGGCGAACATTGGGGGAAATTCCGTGGAAATCGTGCTGTCCTTAATTCTGGTAAAACCCATAGGGAATTTGTCAAGATCCTGGAACCATACGGTATAGCGACTCTGACTATCACGGAACATTATTAATGTAGTGTAGGACTGTGAGATAGCAGAGGTCAAACGGCCATAAAGTGGGTTTATGGCCATATATTGAGAACATCTAACCTTTAACCTTTAGCGAAAGGAGAGCCAAAATGAACGAATTAACACCGAACGAAGGAGTTCCATATTTCGAGACCGTGGCGTTTTCGATGAGCGGGATGGCTTATGCTGAGTATCTCCGGGAATTAATCATCGAGAAAATCGACGATCCTAAACATGTATGGGACGATAGGGTGCTGGCAATGTTTGACGGAATATTTGAGTACAAAGGGTAGGCGGCCATGGTCGCAGCGTTCATGTTCGTCGTAAACAACTGGTTTTGGATCTCAATCCTCCTGGGGATTATTCTTGGAGGATTGAAGATCTTTGCTAAAAAGACCGATTGGGTTTGGGATGATAAGATATTAACGTTATTGCATGGGCTGTTGAGGATGAGCAGGGGGAGGTCGCCGACTCACCAATAGTCATCATTACCCCCCCCATCCCCTTAAATACGGAATGCTGTTTACGTGCCGATATTTTAAAGGGCAGACAAATTTTTTGCCCTCCCTGGACCATACTGCTAAAATCCAATCTCCTTTACCGTCTGGTAACATATCACATTGTTGTTCAACCATATAAATAACGTACGGGTTGGCGCTGAAATCTTCGAATAATAATTCTAATGCGTCTTTCCCCTCTTGTTCCGGCCAAGGGCCACGTGACAAGATCACATACTTGGCTGCTTTAAAGTCTTTGATCGCCTGCAGTTGGTTATCCGGGACCAATAGCCGAACGCACCCCGAGTTGGTTGACAGGTAGAAATATCCTTGTTTAGCATGTTCGCTATCAAAATAGTTGGTGCTCTCGATATTTTTTCCGTCATTGACAACCTCGAATAAACCCATCGATACCTCCGTCCTGGAATTGTCCTGGAATTGTCCTGATTTGTGTGGACAATTTGACAATTTATGACACTTTTGTGAAAAAAATAAGAAAGGCTACATCCCTTTAAGAAAGCAGCCTAAGTTATTGAAATCATTATGGCGGAAGTGCATGGGAATCGAACCCACCTATCGAGGTTTTAGCCCGATACACCGGATTTGAAGTCAGTTGGCCACACCAATAAATTCAATAACTTACAAGCCACTGTCCTGATTTTGTCCTTATTTCCGTTTTCGGATTGGCATAGGTCCGTAATTTATTTTGGCCGATGCCGCCGCTAAATGTTTGGGGGAAACGTGGGTGTAAACCATTGTGGATGCCATGGATTTATGGCGCATCAACTCCTGGATTGTTTTCTCGCCCACATCTTCCATCGCCAAATGCGACCCGAAGGTGTGCCGAAGGTCATGAAACCGTGGTGCTTCGAGACCCGCTGCTCGGACAGCCTTTTTAAATTTCTTCGAAATGGTCTGCCTGGTCTTGAATCTGACAAGATTATCATACCCACGGGCAACACACCGAACCAATATCTCTTTTGCAGCGTCATTGATTGGTATCCAGCTTTCTTTTTTGTTCTTTTGTTTTGGCGAGATCCTTAAAAACCCTTCCGGGTTGTCGATGTCATTGACTGTCAGTCTCAAAATTTCACCAGATCGTAGCCCGGTATAAGCAGACAGCAGAACCACATCGGCAAATTCATCATCGTCAATCTGATTTAAAACGGCTGACAGTTCTTTTTTTGTGAGATACCGAATGGACTCCTCCTCTTTGATTTCCCTGGAGAATTTTGTCCGGTTTTGGAGGTATTCCCATTCGTGAGCTTTGTTTAGCGCACCCCTTAAATGCCGCCTGTTTTTATTGATCGTGGCATCTGCGAGACCAGCCTTTGACATATCCCCTACAAATTTATCAATATGCCGCGTAGTGATATGACCCAATGGAATATCACCCCAACAGTCAATGGCCTTGTTCAAGGCCGTCTGATACCCCTCATACGTTGAATGAGCCTTATTGGTGGCATAGACATGATTCAGGTATTCATCCCGGAATTGTGACAGAGTGATTTTCAGCTTACCGCCAATAGGCGCAACTTTTTTAAGAACTATATCCCGCTTAAATACATTAAACAGCTTTTTTGCGATCCTTTCCTCTTTTGTTTTGAGTGACCGCTTTCGCTGCCTACCAGATTCCTGCCAAATGACATAATAAAATCCGTTTAATGGTCTTTTCCATAAACTTGGCATAGTGGGAAAAGAATATGGGAAGTCAATTCTGGTGTCAACTGATTTCAATTTTTTCCTCCAGATTTGCAAGCACAATCACCAAAGAGATATATAGTGATGGAAGGTCTAAAAAAGAATAATCCCCATATTTCCCTATAATTACAACTGCAATTGTAAAATCTTCATCGTAGAGGACGTCGTATAATCCAGCATATTCAAAAAGACCTTTTCTTGAAATTGGGCTTGTGTATTCTGCCTCGCAAAAAAGCACCGTTTTAATTTCTTCTAAACCTAAAAACTTAGCTTGCTTTGGTGTAAGTATCGCAATGGCGTCTGGAGTTCTGCTCCATTTTTTTAATTTGTCGCAAATATCATTGTCAATACGGCTTTCTTTATTTGGAAAAAACTCATCAAGGATAATCTTTTTGTATTTAGACCTGATCAAAGGAATTCGTGTCTTTACTGAGAATATGCTTAACGAAAGTTCTTCATGAAAACTTTTCAAATGAATTTTTCCTCCAAATAGAATTTATCAATGCTGTCTCTGTCAATAATCCAGTCACCCCTACCGGATCGCGGACGACCATAGATCAGGCCTTCGTTTACCCATTTCTTGATGGTATTCAGAGACTTTACTTTGGCGTATGCCTGAGCCTCTTTCATAGTCAACCATCGGCCAGGGATCGATAAGGCGGCGATCCGGTAGGAAACTTCCCGCGCTACGATATCGGCTATAGCGGTTATTTCAGTATGAGTCGTCAAGGTTTATCTCCTGTTTGTTTTGACCGATAAACGAGACAATCAGAGGCATTAAAGTTTGAGACTTCTCGTAAAATTACAGCCCCATCCTTTATATCATCGACATCTTCGCAAAGACATAATCGTCGCTGCGGGTCATCAACAGCTTCATATATCCTCATAAATGTACAATTCTTACATTCTTTCATAGCTATCACCTTCTGGAGCCGAAGGGAGGATTCGAACCGACAATTTCCCCCGCCGGGTCTGTTTTACCGCCGATGCCTCGGGCGCTTCTTAAACTAAGGGCACAACGTTAAGCATGACCGGTACAGCTTTTTCGTGTCCGGTCCATACGCTGGTTATGCTGGTTCCAAGTTGTCTTCGAAATATTTTCGGGCTACATACCACTGGTCTTTGTGGTTCTTCGGGTTTCGAGCGATCATACCTATGTCATTCGGCGGGTCATCTTCCGGCGATACGCTAATCCCGGTCAAGTCCTCGCCCAGGATATATGGACGCATTTCACTCAAGCCTTTTCGTTTATACTGTTTCCATTCTGTCATTTTTCATCTCCCTATCCTTTCTCGCTAACAAGTTAGTATCCAGATACGGATAACATCCCAAAAATCATATTATGCACCCCACAAACTCCCCTGCCTCGGCGGTTCAACTTCAAAGATCCTTTGCCTGCCTCTATACGGGATAGGCTCGATAAACACGGTCGTATCTTGAGTGATCCACATATACCGGCCAGGGGTATAATCCCCTAATACCCGCTCTCTTCCATAAGGTCTGTTGTGTTGGTATATTCGTTTACAATCAACCAGGCTGACTTGGCACAATATTTCACCACGGGGCAAATCCGAGGGTTGGGAGGCTATTCCATCGAACAAAGCTTGAACGTCGATGGACGGCCATCTGGTTATCCTTTTAGCAGCATGGATTAATAGCGGTCCCCGATACGATGTCGACCATGTTCTCGTCTCGATTTTTTTCCAGCCAAACGCCATTGCTGACGCCCATGGCTGCCATAAGCTGATTGCTTTCATAGCCTTCCTCCGAAAAGCCCTAATTGGTCTGGCGGTTCAACCTCTTCCGCCCTGGCGCTTCTCCTGAGCCCCTTCCCCCTGGGCTGGCTCACCTGGGGGATGATCGATTTGCCGTTCAGAGGGTAGGCATCACGGATAAATATCAGGGTGCTACGCAATTCAGACAGAGACATTTCCGCCCTGGGCTTTCCAAGAGCGTATTTGATCTCTGCATTGATGCGTTCGATCTTGTAATAATTTTTGAAGCTGTATTCCTTAACGTGTTCCTCGATCTGTTTCCGGAGGGCTGTTTCAATGTCTGTCGGCGTCTGCGGGATATCGACCGGTCGTACGCCTCCTATCACCCCACCTATTGAAAAGGATCTCTCCCCGGTAAGGATCGATCCCAGAGGGATAACGTCCGGCACCTTCTCCGATCCTTCCCCCCTGGGTTCTCGCGGTTCTGCTTCTCCCTGGGTCTCCAGGACGACGGAAAGCTGTTCTGATTTGATCTTTTCTACAACCTGCCGAAAGAGGAAGTCGTCTGGCGCGAAGATGTATGCCTGTTGGGTTTCGTAGGGGCCTGCCTGGGGATCGACCCTTACTGCCCTCCCCACCATTTGGGTTATCCATGGCGCGGATCTAATCCGAGTCAAGCAAACAATATGGGTGATGGGCTTGCAAGAGAAGCCTTCATAGGCCATCGCAATTGACACTAAGATATCAAGATTTCCAAACTTATATTCATAGATGTTTCGTAGGGCCTTCGGGGAGTCATGGGATGTGGCTATCTTGACATAAAGCCCCTGCCCTTTTAGCCTATCCGTTACTTTCTTTGCGTGTTTAAAATCGGAGGTAACGATCAGGAGTTTTGACCTGGGATGCTGAACCTTGTATTCCTGCCAGTGAGCGACCCCATTATCCAGGAGTTTTTCCGCGAATTCGGTGTTTAAGGCCGTGAAGATTGCCTGACCTGCATCAAACGCCCGGTTAGACAGCATCCCCTCTTTGTGTTGACCGTTTTTCTTCCATTCTACTCGGCCATCAGACAAGGTGAACTGTATTGGCAGGATCGACTTTTCTTTTAAGGCCGTCAGCCTGTCATAGTGGATATAGCGGACGTCCTCATGGGATTCGGTTACCGGGACCATGCCTCCGCCGACGTTATGGTAGGGTAGCCATGCAATTGGCTTTTCATCTCCACGGTTCATCGTCCCGGTCATCATTACGAGGTATTTTGCTTTGTCTACAAGGGGGTGCAGAGACCTGTACCATTCCCCTTTATCCTCAATGTGGTGGTTTTCGTCGAGGATGAGGATGTATCGTTTGGTTGAAAAATCGGCTAATGCAAGCTGTTTTTCATCCAAAGATAGCGCCTGATAAGTAGAAATCCACCCGTTAAGCCCCCTGCATGGGTCGATATCATTTGTTGACTGTCTGATCGTGAGGTTGTGGTTCAACATGTCTCGAAATCCAGTATCCACGAATCCGCGCTCCCCTTGACTTTGCAGGGATTTGCGGGGCACGATCCATGCGAGGGCGTCTGCGAGGCCCTCTGTGATCAACTTTCCTGCAAGGATTGGAATCATGGATTTCCCCGCCGCCGGAGTCGCGTTCACGATGATTTTGTGAACGCGCTCCCCGGCAATGATATTGTCGATTATGTATTTAAAGTCTGATTGATGTTTGCGTAATTTCATAGGACTAATGGTTTTTCTTAGTTGCGTTTTCTACCAATGTCAGCCATTGACAGTTGTCGGGTTCATAGTTTCCATCATTGTCGACCTGGTCTATTGTAAGTGTTTTTCCATATCTTCCAAACAATCCCAAAGATCGTCTCCGATGGTTCGCTTTAGGTTTTCTTTCTGGTGTTCTGCGATCCAGCCATCCGGGCGATCTTGGTTGAAACGCTCGAAATAGTCTTCGGGTTGGGCTGTAGGTTTAAAGGGCATTTTTCTTTCTACTCCCGTTTTCAGTCAGGTGGATTGACTGGTTAAAACAGATTCCGGCACATACGGCCATGATTCCGGCAACGACCAGTGAACAGCTGCGTTATTGACGACGTTCTGTGATTGGCTCCATTCCCGCCCGTCTGCCGCGACAAAATGCTGGAGCACTATCCCGCATCCTGGCGTGTCTTTTGGCGTACCATCAGCTTTCAATCGGAGTGCATAATAGCACATCTCCAGGACCGCTTTAAACTCGCGCTTTTGCGTGTCAAAGTCATCGTGGGAGAGACAAGCCCCAACTTGATAAATCTGGACCTTATGGGGTTTTTTCCACCTACCACACCACGTCGTTTCTACGATTTCACCGGGCATGACTATTGCGTTTTTTCTGGCAAACTCAAGAGCCGATGTTTTGATAATGTCGTGGAATTCCAAAGCGACCTCCTTTAGCCAGTTTAACGATTTAGCTAACCGGCCGGGGTTTTTTTACGGTCCGCTTGAGCTGTGGGTTATAAATTTTTGTTTCGCTTTTCCAAAAATATTTGCATTTTTTTGTTGACATCCTGTACCTAATAGGTGTATAAATTTCCTAACGCTAACACAAACAGGGGGAGAAAATGAGGTACATCATTAATTTGACAAACGCAGAAGACGTTAAAAACTCCGGTCCATCTTCGTTTGGAACCGGTAAATACGGTTTTCAGGTTTCTGCCATCAATATGGCAGAAGCTAAACAAAAAATTCTTGCCCGCGCTGAAAAGGACGGTTTTTCTGGTTGGTCCGCAAAAATCACCCGCCTTAAAGACAATGGGCAGATCGACACTGGATGCGATTTGTCGGCCATATTTGACAAAGAGCGGGAGTCTGTCATTGAGCGAATTTAACCCCAAACAGGCCCGGCTCACGCTGGGCCTTAACCAGTCCGAAATGGCACGGCTCATGGGCATACACAGGAACCTATGGGTCAAGTGGGAGCGAGGGGAACAGCGGATCACGGCAGCACCCGTTCGGTTGCTTGCGGTTTTGTTGTTCCTCAAGGCTGAACACCCATTCATTCTTGATTCACTCTGCGAAAATTTATAACCAGTGATTAAACAGATCCGCATAACTCCCTCAATTTACGCTTATCCCACCTTCCCCAAATTCGAGAATACGATTTGCCATCGCTACACATTCGGGCCGGTGGGAGATGAAGAAGCAGGAATCAAAGCCTCCGGCCTCCATAAAAGATTGATAAAGCCGGATGAAGTTTTGAGCGTTTTCAGCGTCAAGCGCCCCATCCTCTTCGTCCGCGAAACAGGATTCCAGGCTTCTTCCGCTCTTCTGCTTCGCGATCAGCGTCATTGCCAGACGCAGGGCCTTCAAACTCCAACACTTTTCCCCACCGCTCAAATCCTCCAACAGCGTTTCCTTTCCGCTCTCTTCAATTGCCAGGATATCCAGCACCTCCCGCCCCTCATCGTCCTGCGTCCTGAGCTTAACCGAGTAGGCCGGTCCAAACGTGTTGTAAAGGATCTGGTTTGCATAAGCGGAGATAGAAGGAGCCACGGAATCAATCTCCAGTGCCCGGATACCGTCTTTTGAGAGGGCATTCCTCATATACGTCCATTCCGACACCTGGGCCTGGATGGTAGCCCCTTTTCTCTCAATTTCTGTCAGTTGTTTTTCCAGGGTGAACTTTTCCGCTATTTGGTCCTGGATGGTCCGGATCGTGGCCATGTAATCAGAGATTCGTTCTTCCCAGTCATGTTTTGACTTCTCTGCTGTCAACTTTCCTGACTCTGTTCGCTTCAGCCTGTCCTCCGCATCAGTATCAATCTGGCTAAGGATGTCATGGTACACAGACCTGAGATCTGACAGCTCGTTCCTGAGCCCTTCAACCTTCTTGTCATACTCTGCCTTAAGTGCCAGCCCCCGTGCCGTGAGGTCCTTCTCTCGCGTCGCAGCAGCTTCTTTCTTTGCGAGGGCTTCCCGGAGGTCCCCTTCTTTGTCGGCCAGGGCGATCAATGATATATGTTGTTTTTTGATGCTCGCCAAAACATTCTGGATTGTAGATATCTCTATTGATACGGCCGTTTCCATCCCCTTCGCATCTTTCATCTCCCTGTTTAACTCTGCCTCAATTTCGATGTTTTCAGCATCAGTGTCCGCTACTGAGGTCAGGATGTTATCTAATTTGTTGTTCAGCTCGGGGAGGCTTTTCTCCGCGTCCAGGGCTGTCTTAATGAATCCGCAGATTGTACTCACACATTCGGGGTCTCGCTTCTCCAGGTCCGAGGTCTGTGCTTTGAGATTCCGGATCTGCTCTTTTAATAGAGGTATCTTTTTTTTGTCGGGGTGCTCTACGATTTCTTTTTGAAGTCTATCTTTAATTTGCTGTATCTGTTTCTGAAGCGCTTCTTTTTCTGTGTATGCCGCAGTCAGACTTTCGCTGTTGGCCTCGATCCTTTCGGCCAGCTCCTTCCTTTCAATCACAGCTTTTTCGATCCGGTCTTTGTCTTTGATGATTTCGGAGAATTTGACGATTTCCTGTTTTGCGTTCCTCACTTCAGTTCGCATGCCCTCCACACTGTCCTCATACGCCTTTAAACCGGTTTGGATGGCCTGCTCTGTGGTGGTAATCCGCGTGTTGAAGTCCTTCAGGCGGGCGTTTTGCGCCGAATTCGCGGCGATAACCTCTTTCACCTTTGCGATGTCGGCGTCAATCTCAACGATCGTTTGGACGGCCTGGCCGTGTATCCTGTTCGCTCCATCCAGGTCGGCCTGGGCCTGAGCCAACTTGTCTTTCAGGTCACCATATTGCGATAGGCGATCACGCAGATTGTCAACCTGGGACTGGTACACGGTTCCCTGTGATGACAGCAGAGAGATACATTGTTTTGTTGTGGCCTCATAGGCAATATATTTGTCGAGGCGAAGGAATTCCGCGAACAGCTCCTTAAGCTTGCCGGTGGTCAGGTCTGAAAGCTTTGAAGCATTTTGAGCACAGAAGATGGAATTGAAAAACAGGTCTTTGGATCCAAACAGGTTTTCGATGTAGGCGTCATAGTTGCGGACCTTGCCGTCAATTTCACTGTTCCCGTTCTTCCAGATGTAGCCCTCCTGGCGGCCTGAGTCTGCGTCGATCAGGACTTTGGTTTTGTAATTGTTTCCCTGGAAGTCGAAATCAAGCTCTTTTGACGCATCCCGGGTGAAAACGTGCCAGGGAAGCGCCTTACTCCTACTTGCCAGGGTTCTGTAGGGCTGAAGGTTTTCAAGAATGGTTGATTTTCCTGCCCCATTTTGTCCGGAAAGAGCTATTAGACCGGATAGGCCGGAAAGGTCTAATTCCAGGTTGTCTAAGCCCAAACCTTTTTTTATTCCGGTCCAGCCTCTTAATTTTAAATTATTAATTTTCACTGTTTTCCCTCCTTCGTTCTGCTCTTCCAGATGGGTACACCTTCCATTTTTCGCCATCAACTAATGCGGTTACGGGGTGATTTACCTCTCTGCAGTAGTCAAAAGCCTCCCACATTTCGTCAAACTGTCTCATCTCTCTTCTCCCCCATGTGTATCCAGTGTTTACAACCTTTCCCCCGCAGGCCTGCAGGGGGTCTCCACGGGTCTAATTGATTAGGAAACCAGCATTTGAAATATCCGCAATACGCTTGCCCCGGGCCGTCCGGGTTGTCAGGTTTGAAATGGTATTCCCGGCAATAGGCGCAGATATGGTCTAATTGTCCGAGCATTATAATTGCCCCACCGCCTTACAAAGCTCATCGTGCTCCAGGTGCTCCAGCATGTCCGCTTTTGCAAGGATACTTTCCGGGACATCTTCTTTTCTAAGGAGGGCCATCTCCCGGATCTTATCCCGGAGAGTTTGCATCTCCAGGAGTGTTGCAGACCGAACAGTTTCACGTGGCACACGCTGGAGCTTGATCTCAAGCTCCAGGGCACCGGGGGGAAGCGCTTGTTTGATTGCTTCCTTATCTATGGCGTCGGCCTCGTCCTGATAAACCTTGACTTCGAGACGTACAAAAGCCCCTGCAATATCTCCGTTGCTCTTTTCGATCACGTCCTGGATCGATGATCCGTGATCCCCGTTGGTCATGTCTGCTTTGAGCTTGACGAGCTTCCTTGTGGGGGTTGGGATAAACTGTGATTCTGCCAGGGTTTTGTTCTCCAGGGTGTGAAGATAACACCCATGAGGATGGGCCTCTCCGAAATCCTTTGTATAGATAGATCCGGAATAATAGATGTTCGGCTCAATCTCTTGGGGGTAATGTATATGGCCCAAGGTCACAAGGTCGGCATTGGCCAGCCTTATCTGATCCCGGGAAAGCTCGATGTCCTGGCCTATTAACTGTTGAGTCTCAGACAGGAAGGCCCCCCCCACGCTAAAATGGCCTATAAGGATATGCGGAACGTCAAAACCCTCGGCAACAGCCCCGAAGTTGGCTAACATTGCGCTCATGGCCTGCGCCACTTCCGCGTCGGTCTCTTTGGCCGATTTGGTTTCTCCGCCGCATTTCTCCCAATATTGTTTTGTGGGGGTTGGGACCGTGCTGATGAGAGCCGCTACTTCTCCGGCTGCTTCAGGTGTGGCTGCAAAACTTGTTGGCGCAAATCCTCCGCTGTTGGTCAAAATGACCTGACCCGGATAATCTGCCACATAAATAGGGTTTCCGCTTCTAATGTGTTCCATCGCGTCCACCGCCCTTCCATCGTGCGATGGGGTCCCCGTGATCACGACCATGGGGGCGATGTCGGCCAGCTTGGAATATATCTCGAAGACCAGCTTTGCAGATTGACTGTCGAGACGGACCATACGGCTGTCAAAAGTGTCTCCGGCCATAACGATTAGGTCGGGGGTTTCAGCTTGGGCAACCCGTAGGATCTCCTTTAGGCATTTTTCGACTTCATCGATACTCTTATCTATTGCGTGGACATCTGCGAAATGAAGTATCTGCATGGGTTTTCTCCTGTTAACTATATGTTGTGAGGCGGTACCTATATGTTGTGGTTGGTCCCCATTCCTTAAAACGGAATATCGTCCTCTACTAACGGTTCTTCCTCTGCCGGGGCGACCGGCAGCAGAGACATAAGCGCCTCGAACAGGGCAACCATGTCTTTCTCGGGCATCATCTTGATTTTCTTCGGGGGCTGCTTTCCGGTCTGTTCCTGGTAAAACGTCCAGAGGGCTTTCTGGTCTTCTATGCCCCGTTGTTTGGCCGCATCGCCTATGCAGGACAAACGCTGCTCGTAATCCAGGGCGAGGAAATCAGCTACAGCTGGGTCCGGGTATTCCTCGCCTCCATCGGGGGGTGAGTCCTCGGGCTCGGGCTCCATTTCTTCGGGGGCTTCCGGGACCTCTTCGGGGAATTCGGATTCGGGCGGGGGGGTCACGTCAATAGTGGGCTCGACGAGGCGTAAGGGCGCGGCCTGCTTTGACGGGCCGAATACACCAGCCACGGCCTGGATGGATGCGGCGGCAATCTGTTTTTTTGTTTCCGGGTTGTCGTAGTCCGGCTGGAAAATAGTCCGTACCGCGATAAAGGGCTTATCAAGCTCTTTTGCCGTGTACGTGCTTTTGAGTCCAAGCAGGTGCCGGGTTACGCGATCCATGGCCCCGGATTCGGCTAATTTCAGTTTGTGTTTTCTTTTATGGAGAACATCCCGCCGGATAAAGTCCTCTAAGTATGCCTCCTGGGCCGGGCCGTCCATCTTGTGCCACCAGCCAAATCTCTTAGGATCTTTGCCGTACTTCTTTCCCTTTTTTTCGTAGTTTTCCCTGATCTCTTCCTCGACGACCTCAAAGTCAAGATCGTACTCCGCTTTTAAGAAGGCGGGGGATCCATCCATCTTTTTAATGCCGCCCACTGCCTGGTAGACGACGTAGTTCCTGTCTCTCCGGTCGTCTAATCTCATGCACCGGGAAGGGTCCCACATGATGCCAGCGGCATTGGCCAGCTTCATGAGGCCTCTGTGGCTCGGGGCGAATTTCGAGGGGCCATTGTTGCCCCCCCCTCTTACTTGCATATACACATCGCCCTCCTTCGGGTCCGGGTTAAGGAATACCCTGTCCACGACTATCTTGTGATAGAGCGGCAGCTCACTAACATAGGTGCTCGGCAGTAGCAGGTGGGCTCCGTCTGCCAGGAAATCCTCGAGTGTCTCGTGTAGATTTTGCGCTGTTTGCTGCATTATTCTACCTCCTCCAAGAACGATAGTTGTTTTTCATTTCATAAGACCTCCACCCTCACTTTTTTACCGTTTAGGTCCTTAATTGCAGCCTCAAACCGCCTCCAGGCCCTTTTCGATATGTATCCGTTTTGGGTTTTGGGCAGGGCTATTGCGATCTGTTCCTGGCCGCTTTTCCAGCTCCACCATTTAACTTTAAAGGTGATCTTCATATCTTCCCCCCGAGAGCTTCCCAGGCCCACCAGTAACCAAAGGCAACTGCAAGGACTGTCCAAGCGAACCATTTAATAAAGCTGATTAAGAGTTTAGTTTCCATACATCATCCCTTCGGCGTTTGTTGTGCGCTCTCTCGTCTAAGCCCTCTCCCTGTTTTATTGGGCAGCGGAGTCTCCGGCCGGTGCTGCGGCTGCCCTCACACGGAGAGTCAGAGGGCTTAGGAGAGAAAGCGCACAACTCAACTGGTAAAGAATTAATGATGGCAGGGTTGGCCACCTCGTTTTGTTTTGCAGCGTGTCCACTGCCACCCGGGACCGCCCCGGGACCCTGCCATCGCTGAGGTTGACGGTTATCTTCCTTCGGAGCACAATGCCCCGTTCCCGCACGATTGCGGGTGGTTATGGAGGTTTACGCCAAGTTAAGGAGGTTAAGCTGATGGGTTTCTTTTTTTTGGTAGCGGGTAGAGGATTTGCACCCCTGATCTCCGAGGTATGAACCCGGCGCCTTACTACTTGGCCAACCCGCGTCAAGTTTTTCCCCCACGTTGTCTCCGGCTGCTTGTCCCCCGAATTGGTTCGCGAAGATCTTTGCGGCCTTCGGACTTGCGGGCAATCACATCTAAGGGGACTCACACCCCTTATTTCAACCGGATGCTCCGGTTTAGTTGCCTTGCCCGTTACCGGGGGTTGATGTGATTGTGATGTTGAGTGAAAGGATACACAAAACGTGAACTTATGTCAAGGAAAAAATGTCATGACGTGAATTTTTCTTACAACAAAAAACCCCGGAGGCGGTTGGTGGGGGATTATTAGAAGCGGAAATAGATTTGAAACAAGATCGAGGCTTGCGACAGAGAAAAAAAAGGGTTTAATTTTTTGATTTATTAGTTGACAATCTTATTGACAGTGTTATCATAAACAAGCGTTGTGCTTATTTATTTCAAAGGAGCGGTATAATGCTTTTTACATCCATAGATGCAGCCCATGTTTTGGGCATAACTACCGGAAGGCTGCGTGAGTGGTTTGTTCGAGGGTACATTCGGTCCTATCATCCTCCAAGGGGATCAGGGACGCGGCTTAAATTTTCGGAGGATGACCTTTATTTCGCCGCGCTATATAAAAAACTCATCGACTTCGGGATGAACCGTGAAGCCGCTAAAAAGCTGACAGAAAAATTGTCAATTTCCAGCGTTACACAAAAAGAAGCCTTCGTTGTTTTCGTAACTGGGGAAAAAAAGCAAGAGCCGGTTGCATTGGAAATAATAGGAATGATCGGGATTCAAAAGTTTTTGATGGAAAATTGTGGACGGTGGATTCACTACCATATTATTGATTTACAGAAGATACGCAACATCATTGACAACGGAGTGGAATACATAACGGAGACAAAGGCATGACCGAGAAGGGGGAAGGCCGCATACCCACCGTATCCCCGATGGCCGAGGGTGGGATTGAAAGGTTGGACCTTGTTAAAAAGTATCAACACGAAAGCCCCCCGCAAGATGTTTTTTTTCATGGTTCAAGATATGGTAAGCTTGATTTAGAAGAGGGGTCACCTGTTTATGGCGGTGGTTT